CGCCAAGGCAATGCCAATAATTACTGCCCTGCGTGACGCTGGTGCGTCACTCCGGGCTGTAGCCAGCAAGCTTAATGAGGCTGGCATACCATCCGCTATGGGTGGTGCGTGGCACGCAACCAGCGTGCGTAATTTGATAACTGCAATGGGAGACTAAAAATGGTCAAAGAATTTTTCGGGTTTATGTTTTTAATGACGGTGGCGATTGCTGGCTTTACCAACATCGTCACAGACGAATACAACGTGTGGGCATTAATGGTCAAACTAGGGGGGACAAACTGATGGTTGGAAAACTTACACCAGATTGGATGCTGTCGGCATCCCGCATACCAGTGTTGCTGAATGCGTCACCGTATCAAACGCAGAATGATCTGCTGGCTGAGATGATCAGGATCGATGAGGGCGGTGAGCCAACGCGCATACCATCCAATGAGCAGATGGCTTGGGGGGACAGGCTAGAGGGCATTGTCCTGACCGAAGCCGCCGCCCGGCTGGGCCTGACCAATGTCGAGTTGGATTTCACTGAGGCGGTCAAGCACGATCACCTGCCACTTGCCGCATCGCTTGATGGCGTTGGCTGTGGCAAGGGTGATATCATCGCTGACATGAACAAGGGCATCTACACGCCCGGCGCGTCCCGCGTTGATATCAGCGGCCTTGGTTGTCTTGAAGCAAAGACAACACAAGCACCGCCAGAGGATCTGCCCCCGGCACATCGTGGTCCATTGCAATTGCAGGCCCAGATGGCTTGTGCTGGATACAAGTGGGGCGCTGTCTGTGTCCTGTACCGGGGCAGTGAATTACGCATCTTCGCCTATCAGGCTGACCCGGCGGTGCAGTCACGCATCATGCAGGCGGTGCATGACTTTGAACAACGCCGCAAAAACAAGGATTGGTATGAGCCAGTCAGCGCCGAAGATGCGGCAACCGCATACAGCCGTGTCGATGATGCGGCACCGCCCATCGAACTGGCAAGCGAAGAGGCGCGTGACTGGCTGAACCAGCTAGTCGTTGCCAAGCGCAACAAAGCCGTGGCTGAACAGGACATTGATGAGGCCAGTGCCGCAATCATGCAGATAATGGGCAGTCACAAAGAGGCTGTCGGCACTGTCGGCAATCAGATGATCAAGGTGACTTGGCCGGAGCGCCGCTTCAAGGCACAGCCTGAGAGGCTTGTCCCGGCCAAGTCCGAAAGTGTCGTGCGTCAGAAAACATTAACGATAAAGGAGTTGAACTAATGCCCCGTCCCCGCGATTTAAGCGCCACTGAGCGCGTCTATGATGCGATAGTATCATTCACTGCCAACAATCCTTACCCGCCGTCACAGACCGAAATAGCGGCAATGGTGGGCAAGAGCCGCACGGCAGTCGTCAAGCACCTCGTGCATCTGACTGAGGCTGGACGCATTGAGGTTCCACCCGGACGCCATCGCGGCATAAGGGTGGTCAAATGAGGGTGCCAACAAAAGAGGAAATCAAGCAGGCGTTGCAGATACCAAAGGCAACGCCGCCGCTTGATCGGTTAGGCCGGACGAACAGGCCAACCACCACAAAAAATATGATGATGAAAGTCAGGGGGAAGGGGCAACGCTAGTTGCCCTTTTTCTTGTTCTGGAAACTTTCCAACGCCCCGGCACCAAAGTAAAAACCAAGAATGATCATCATCGCATAGTTGATGCTGAACTGTTCCATCACCTTGGTCACCGCGTCCGGGTCACCCGTGCCAGCGATAGTCATCGTCAGCACGATGATGTAGCTGGCGAGAAACGTGAAGCCAAACATTAAGGCAAGGTAACGCTGTGCCAATTTGAATGGCGCGTATGCATTCATCAAATCAATCCGGGCCTTGCTCTTGGCCGCGATCTCTTCCTCAGTCGATGTGTGCATGTCATCAATAAGCTTCATGCCCTGCTTTATGACACTGTCAGATCCTAAAATTTTTCCTAATACGCCTAGCATCAGTAACTCCACACGTTTGGCCGGGGGCCACCTTTAAAAGTATCCAAATGTAAGAAACGGCCTGACCCTTTCTGAGCCACGCCAATGCCAGTGAAGCCGTGCTTAAACGCCAGCTTCATCAGGTCATAGCAGTCTGTCCCGGCAACCGCCACGTCAACCGCAATGCCTCTCGTATGCACCCCCGGCGCGGCCTTGCTTGCCTCAACGCTGTGTTGCGGTGAGCGGTACGCGCTGGTGATTGTCATAGGCTTGCCGTATTCATCACGCAATGCCTGCAATTTCTGCATAAAATTTTCAGACATTTTGCATTCGCCTGTCTCACTGCATCGCATCTCTGCCTCACTGAAACTAGGGTAGTCTTTCCAATTCATTGTCTCATCTCCAAAACGTCAGCAACCATTTTGTCCCAACTATCCATTTCCGCCCGGCGCGTGAATGCGTCCGGCGACAAACGCCGCGTCTTGAACGACACGCGGTTGACGCACAACCACAATACCAGTCGCTTATCGGGGTTGCAAAGGGCAAGAGCATCGCAGTCGTTCCTGTTCAATAATCGTTTTCCTGATCCGCCCTTGCCACAATTAAAGTGGTAGGTTGGGGTTTTGTATCCAATGCCCTTGCATATGTTGGCCGTCTTTACCTCAATGCGGATGAACTGATCGCCCTGCCAAGCCAGCAGATCACAGCCGTCTTGGGGGCAGTGCGACACGCTCCAGTTGTTGTCGATCACCGAAGCCCCAGCGATCATCTCACCCATCAGGCCCGTTGATGTTGCATTCACCTAGTCGCCATCCATAAGATTGCTAACAAAGCCGCCGCTGTGGCTGTGCCTAGTATAACCGCGCCGATAATTTCCACAAGTTTTTGACGTGCCTCTTGCTGTTTATAAATCATCTCATTGCGTTCACGCCGGATGCGTCCCTCTAGCTGGATCAGATCGGCCCAAGCTTGTGGGCCGTAGGTCATCTGCAAATACTGCTTGAGTTCGGCGCGTTGCTGTTCAAGCTTTTTCTTTGCCGCGTAAACTTGCAGGGCTTCGGCTTGCACAGTGTCAGCGCCTTGTAGTTTCTTAAATATGGATGGGTTGTTTGCCTGCTTCTCAGCTTGATCAATATCACTGGCGGCTTTCATCCAGCGCGACACATCTGTAATACAGCTTTCCAGATCTCGCCCGGCGCTGACCATTTGCTTGATTGTATTGAATGCCGCTGTAGCCCCGCTGATGGCCGCGCCTATGGTGATGGGATCCATTGTGTCAATCGCCCTTCTCTCAGCGGCTCACAACGCCAAGCGGTTGCGACTAAGCCATTGTCAATCTCACCGACAGACCGCGCCATTTCCATACAGCGGCGCTTGCAACTTTCCCGGTCAGGCCAAGTCGGCCCCCTGACATCCCAAAATTCTACACATTGTGACGGGTCAGAAATCAGACACGCTAATACGATTGCCTTAAACATCGTCTTTCCGCAATCCCTTGCGGATGCGGATGATTAGTAAAATTATACCGCCAATACCAGCAATAAGTGTCACCCACTCATTGAGGGCATGAAGCCACACCGGGCTTGTAATAGCACCAGCGGCTAGGGCAATGTCAGTGTGAGCATCGTTGTCCATTGGTTGCCCTTATGCGTATGGGCTGTCGCCACAGCAAGAAGGCCAAGCCGCCTTCAGTTCGGCAATGCTGGTAGCGGCATCGCCAGCAGTAGGTGCATCACGCAGTGCTTGCTTGTCAGCCACAATCTGTGTTGTGTCTGCGCTAGTTTCCAGTGCTTTCATATAGTCAGTGTCTAGTGCCTCTAGCAGTGGGCCACGGGCTTCACGCACCTTGTCAGCAAAGATTTCTTTTGCCTTGGTTAAGTCCTCAGAAATCACTGACCCTGACAGTGACCAAGCACCACGAAAGTCACGGTTTGCGGGAACGGTAGCAGTTGAGGCATCAATCTGATTACCGTCCTTATCAACGATGTATGTTGTTACAGCCATTATAATCTCCTATGCGGCTAATTCTAGTTCATCAGATATGCGCCAAGCGTTGCGCCATTCTCTTGTCTGCGGTAACTGTTCCTTGCGGCATATTACCATAGTCGGGCGGTTGCCCTCATCCCAATTCTGCCAGACGTGCTGTGGGATGTCTTTCATAATTATATAATTTAGCCAGCCACCATACGGGCCACTGTCAACGGTCATAGGGCCGACAGGCTCAGTGTCATGCAACAGGTAGCCGCGAGTGTGCTTTTTGAAGTCGGGCTGTGCTTCGTCTTTAGCCAGTTCCCAATAGCTTTCAACGGGGGGCAATATAAATCCGTTTTCGGCGGCGGCGACCCAGTTAGGGTCAGGCACAAGTATCTTGGCGCACTCATCAATGCTGTCCTCATAGACAACTCGATAGTCTGACTGCACACCGTCTAGGTTCTCTTTTGCCCAGCACAGACGGTCAAACAGGTGAGTGCCTTTGAAGTCTGGGGTCTGCATTATGCTAGGTCTCCGTAATTTGCTACGCCAATATCAACACTATCTTCGCCTGTGTTAGCGTTTATAAGACTTTGCGCACGACACTTGCTTGTTGTATCTGTCAAAATAGTTGCGTGAACATAGTTGCCAGTGTTTCTAAGTGAAGCAATACTGCACCAACCTACTGCGTTCATATTGTTCGTAAAATTTGGGTCTATAACTCCAACGCCACTGTCGGTTATTGATGTCGTATTCAAACT